AGGTAAGAAAATGGAACCGAAGTTAAGAACTTTTGTACCAGTTATCGTAAGAGGTAAAGAATCAGAAGGAGTAAAATTCTGGGGATTCGGTAAGACAGTTTATCAAGATATATTAGGTTATATCGCAGACCCTGATTACGGAGATATTACAGACCCAAATACAGGTAGAGATATCGTATTGGATGTAATGTCAGCAGAAGAGTCTAACGCATCTTATCCAACGACAACAATCAGAGTTAAACCTGCAACATCTAAATTAGCAGATACTCCGGAACAAATTCAACAATTATTGGAAGGACAAAGAGAAATTACTGAATTATATCAGGAGTTATCTTACGCTGAATTAAAATCAGTATTGGAAAATTGGTTGAACCCATCGGCAGCAGTTGGTAGTGATGACATCATCGAAGAATTAGAATCACCAAAATCAAAGACTCAATCAGTAGCAACACAAAGTAATGTTTCAACTGACATGGGTGGCACTCAGGAAATCGGTGACTTACCTTGGGAAAAGGAAGAAGTTGCTAAACCAACACAAAAGGATGATGTAGCATCAGCATTTGATGATTTATTTAACAATTAATAATTAGGTTACAATGGCCAAAAGAGAAGAGGATTTAGCAAGTATTCTTGCAGATTCATTAAACAAACAAAATAAGGATGGTAAGATTGCCTACTTTCTAAATGATGAAGGTGGTGATGCTCCTACCAATGTTAAAGATTGGATTTCAACTGGTAATGCTATGTTGGATGTAGCAATCTCTAATAGACCTTATGGCGGCTTCCCGGTTGGACGTATATGTGAGATTACGGGTTTAGAGCAGAGTGGAAAATCTCTGCTCTCTGCCCATATTCTTGCGGAAACACAACGCAAGGGTGGAGTGGCTGTATTAATTGATACCGAAACTGCTGTAAGTAGAGAATACTTGGAAGCAATCGGAGTAGATATTTCAAAGTTATTATATGTTTCAGTTGACACCGTTGAAGGTATCTTTGAAGCATGTGAAACAATTATTGAAAAGGTTAGAACAGGAGATAAAGATAGATTGGTTACAATTGTAGTCGATTCAGTAGCAGCAGCATCTTCAAAGAAAGAGATGGAAGCTGATTACGATAAAGATGGTTACGCAACCGACAAAGCTATTATCATTTCAAAAGCAATGAGAAAGATTACCAATATGATTGGCCGTCAATCAATCGCTTTAGTATTCACAAACCAATTAAGACAAAAGATGAACGCAATGTTCGGTGACCCGTGGACAACATCCGGTGGTAAGGCATTAGCATTCCATGCTTCGGTTAGATTGAGATTGAAAAATATGGGACAATTGAAAGCAGGTGATAAGATTGTTGGTATTAAAGTTCGTTGTCAGGTTATCAAAAATCGAATGGGCCCTCCATTGAGACATGCAGACTTTGACATTTTCTTTGACAGAGGTATTGATAACTATGGTGGTTGGTTAGCAGTTATGAAGGATGGTAAAATCGTAAAGCAAGCTGGTGCATGGTATGAATACATTGACATCGATAGTGGTGAAGTTATGAAGTTCCAATCGAAAGATTTCGCTAAGATGTTAGAGAACGAAGAACTAAAAGACCAAATCTACCGTAGGATTTGTGAGGCAACAATATTACAATATAAAAATTCCGCATCGGAGGAAGTTGAAATTACAACGGACGAAGCAAATGAGTCAGATTAATAAGAAGTATTTAGATATACTAAAACAAATAGATGAAGAACACAAAGGTTTCGGAGACTTGCAACGCAACTCTAAAACATTGGTAATTGATGGTCTTAATACCTTCATTCGTTCTTGGTCAACTGCACCTAATCTTAACGATAATGGTGACCATATTGGAGGCATAGTCGGTACTTTAAAAAGTATCGGCTTTGCAATCCGTACAATTAACCCAACAAGAGTTATCGTTGTATTTGACGGTAAGGGTGGTTCACAAAGTAGAAAAGAAATATACGGCGGATACAAGTCGGAGAGAGGTAAGAACAAAATCAAAATGAGATTGAATCGTGCCACATCCGTTGAAATGAACCCAGAAGAAGAAAGTGCATCAATGAAAAGACAAATGTCTGCATTAGGTGAACTACTTTCATCATTACCTGTTTCCATTATGATTTATGATGGGATTGAGGCAGATGATGTTATGGCGTATATTGCTACAACTCTACGACAAGAAAACGAAAAGGTTGTGATAATGAGTACGGATAAAGATTTCCTTCAATTGGTAAATAAAGATGTGAGTGTATATTCACCATCTAAAAAGAAAGTTTACAATATTCCAGAAGTAGTAGAGGAATTTGGTATTCATCCACATAATTTCATTAATTTCAGAATGATTGACGGAGACAAGTCCGACAATGTAGAAGGTATTAGTGGATTGGGTGTTAAATCAATTATGAAAGCATTTCCAATGTTAAGTGAACACCAATTAGTTGATACTACCGATATGGTTAATTATGTAAACACATTACCCAAAAAATCAAAAGCACACGAATTATTCTTAAATAATTTGGAAATTTGCGAAAGAAATCGTAAATTGATGCAGTTAGCAGAACCAACATTTAGTGGTAATCTCCGTATGAAAATTATGGATAGATACAACGAACCTACTACCAAATTCGACAAACAAACTTTCTTAAAGTATGGTTTGAAGAATAGAGTGTTAGAAGGTTTCCCAAATGTATTGGACTGGTTACAATCAACATTTTCACATATAGCAAAATTTTAAAAACAAAAAGTTATGGCAAAGTCAGCAGACAAATTAGCAAAACCATTAGGAGACAGAGTCCTATTGAGTGAATTAGAGGCAGAAACTTCAAAAACTGCCGGTGGTATTATCATCCCAGATAGTGCAAAATCGGAAGATGTAAAAAGAGCAAGAGTAGAAGCCGTAGGTGACGGAATCTATACACAAAGTGGAGTAGCAATTCCAATGAGTGTAAAAGTAGGTGACGAAGTAATTCTCCCACCGTATCATCAGGGAGTAGAAATTAAAGTAGGTGGCAACAAATACATCCTATTGAGAGAATCAGAATTATTAATGGTTATTAGATAATAACAAAAAACATGGAGGTTAACAATGAAGTGTCTTAAAAGTAGTAAAACAGGAAAAATTATTAGAGTAAGTGATAAAGAAGCTTACCTAGCAACAAGTGAGTGGAAGTTCATTCCAAAGAGTGAATGGAAAGCGGCAACGAGAAAAGTAAAAGTAGAAACAGATAAAACAGAAGCATAATGCAAGAAGTAGATACACTAGTCAAATATGGCCAATCGTATCAATCTAAAGTTGTTGCTTCTCTTATAACAGATGTAAAGTTTTTAGAACAGGTAAGTGAAATTACTAAACCTTTATTCTTTGAATCTCAAGCAAATCAATGGATTGTAAAAGAGGTTCAATCATACTTTGACGAATATAGAGCAGTTCCGACAATGGAAGTGTTTAAGATTAAAGTTGGTGACATTGAAGATAAAGGATTAAAACAAACGGTAGTTGAACAATTAAAGAATGTTTATTTACAAGTTGGTGCAGAAGATATACCATATGTAAAGAAAGAATATCTTACATTTGCAAAGAATCAAAAAGTTAAAGAGGCTCTATTCAAATCAGTAGACCTATTAAAGAACGGACAATACGACCAGATTATAGATACGATGATGAAGGCATCCAAAGTGGGTGTTGAGTCGGATTTGGGTTTGGATTATATTGAAAACTTTGAATCCATTTTAGAAGATGTTAAAAGAGATTCCACACCAACGGGATGGGATGTCATTGACGAACTAATGGATGGTGGTTTAGGCCCCGGCGAATTGGGTGTAGTAATGGCTCCATCTGGTATCGGTAAAAGTTGGTTCTTATCCAAAATTGCATGTTCGGCATTACAAAGAGGTATGGATGTATTACACTATACTTTGGAATTATCGGAAAGTTATGTAGGTCAAAGATATACAACAATTCTTACAAATGTTGCAACCGCAGACCAAAAAGAAAGAAAGGAAGAAATTATCCGTAAAATCAAACAAGTTCCAGGTAGAGTTCGTATTAAATATTATCCACCACAATTTGCATCTGCAAAAACAATTGCAGCTCATATTGAAAAAGTAAAACAAACAGGATTCAATCCAAAACTAATTGTGATTGATTACGCCGATTTGTTAAAGAGTGGTAATGGTGCAAGAGATGGATTATATGCTGAATTAGGTGGTATCTATGAGGAGTTAAGAGGTTTAAGTGGTGAGCATAAGATTCCAGTATGGACTGCCACACAAACGAATAGAGCCGCAATAGACCACGAAGTTATTCAAGCTGACTCTGTGGGTGATTCTTATAAGAAAGTCCAAACAGCAGACTTTATAATGTCAGTAAGTA